AAAAGAATTAGGATTAAATCTTCGTGACTTTACACTGGGCAGTGTGGGTAAAAAAGAATTTAGTGGCGATATTGATGTTGCTATTAATTTGAAACCTGAGGAGTTGGCAGACTTTGCTAAAAAATTACAAGCGGCGCCAAGCACACAGGAAGTAAAGAAAAGCAGTGTGTTTATGACAAGTGTTCCTATTGTGGGATACGACGAAAACAAAACACGAGACGGTCTTACACGTACAGGTTATGTACAGGTAGACTTTATGCCGGGCGACCCTGGTTGGATGAAAACTTATTATCACGCACCACATGAAAAAGACAGCAAGTACAAAGGTACATTTAGAAATATAATGATCGCCACTATTGCGGGCAAGATTGACGTGGTTGTTGGAGATGAAAAAATAGAAGATGGACGTCCACTAGTTCAGGAACGATGGATCTGGAGCCCAACAGATGGTTTAGTTCGTATTAAGCGAGAGCCAAAGCCGAGAAAAGACGGCAATGGTTACACTAAAGCAAAAATTGATACACCTATCAGTCAGCCTATCAGAGACCCGGATGGTATTGCAAAACAATTAGGCTTGACAAATGGTAAAGACTTGTATAGTTTTGAAACATTACTAAGTGCGTTGAAAAAATCGTACAAAGGTCAACAGATTAACCAAATACTGGATGATTTTAAATCTAATCCAGTAGTACAAGATATAGGTGTGCCAGATGAAATTTCGTGAACTAATAACAGAAAATAAAAAGCCTTTATTGGAAAATGCTGAAGCTCGTATTCATCATTTGGAAGATAAAGTATTATGGGGTGGTAGTGCAGGCGCACGTCAAGCACTAGACACACTGGAAAACATTCAAGGCAACCCAAAAGCAATCACAGTTAAATGGGACGGATCTCCAGCAGTTATTTTTGGACGTGACGAACGTGGCGAATTTATAATGACTGACAAAAGTGGATTTGGTGCCAAAGGTTATGACGGCAAAGTAAAAACACCACAAGCATTACAAAACATGTTGCTTAATCGTGGTAAAGAAGCACCAGACGACAGCCGTAAAGCATTTGCGGCCAGTATGGCACAGGCATTTACAGTTTTTGAAAGTGCAGTACCAGATAACTTCCGTGGATTTATGTGGGGCGACTTGTTGTACTACACACGTCCACAGGTTGATGATGGCGACTTTGTGTTTAAACCACAAATGGTTGTGTATCGTGTTAAAGCTGATAGTGATATTGGTAAACGTATTGCTGGCAGTACTGCTGGTGTTGTTATCCACATGAAGCTGGACTTGGACGGCAACAAGAGCCGTGCTGATGCAAGTGAATTAAACGAAGGTACATTACTGGTAATGCCGCCTGTTACAGCACAACAACCACCAAAAATTGATCAAAAGATTTTCACAACAGCAGAGTCATTGTTACAAAAACACGGCAATGGTATTGATAAATTACTCAATGCTGAAATGGTAAAGCAACTTAAAATTAGTGACTTTAGTAAAATATTATACAGTTACATCAACCACAAAACCAAAACACGCAGTTTAGATAATTTATCTGGAGAGTTTATTGATTGGCTAAGTGGTAGTAAAGTAACTGGTGTTAAACAGGACCGTATACGTCAGCATATTGAGACTGACCCAGCGGCGTTTAAAGGAATGTTTGATTTAATTACTGCTATTATGCAGACAAAGAATGACGTTATCCAACAACTGGACAATCAGGATGCAGACGTTGAGGCCTACACCGATGGTCAGCGTGGCGGAGAAGGTTATGTTATTGGCAATGGCGATGCTAAACTTGTTAACCGCAGTGGCTTCAGTGCCGCTAACTTAAACAAGGTAAAGAACTAACGGATAAATATTAGTATGGAAAAGTATACAGCAAAACAATGGGCAGAGATCGAAGGCGGCCACACAATGAGTGAAAACAAAGAACCAAAATTTGGATTTGTTAGAGACCTTAATGAAAGTCGTCAGTATCGTACACGTCAACAAATACAACGTAGTAATGCACGAGAAATTGTGGATCATGCATTTTTAGATATGATTACATTATATATTTTATATAATGAATTTGACATGGCACCAATTGCTGTTAAGTATGCAAAAAAGACTATGATGTACGGTACATTCAAAGCGTACAGACAAAGTGGTACAGATTTATATGTAGCATTACATTTAATTCAAAGAAAAGATGCAGACGCACTGGCTGGTGACGGCGCAGATGACGCATTGCTTCAGCGTATTAATTTTCCAGAACAAATAATTAGAACATTTTTAAATTCAATGAAAATGAACAACGTGAATCCATCACTGGCAAGACAAGCACTACAACTGATTGAACGTAAGTTTATGATCACAAACAGTGGTTACCGCAGTGTACGCAGACTTGCACAGGATTGGCCACGTATTAATGCAACGCAAAGAGCTCTAGTAGTTACACGTTTATTACAGTTTTATAGAACACACGCACGTAGAAGTGAGCTGTTTGGATTCTTACAAGACTATGCACGTACTAAGAAACTGGAAATACGCAATGCACACAACGCAGAAAAACCAAAAAGCAAATCTATGCAAACTGTTGCAACAGCCGCCGCCATGGGCGCCGCTGGCTATGCAGGGTTCCAAGTAGGCCGAAGCATTGGTAAAAGTTTAGTATAAAGATATAGGAGATCAAGATGCCCGTACAAAAGAATGGCACTGGAAGACCTGGAGAACACCTGACAGGCGATATAGAATATTTTACAGCATACACTCTAGTCGATGTTACTGATAGTGGAATAACAGATCCCAACAGCGCAAATGTTGATGGATACAATCAAGCACAAAATTTAAATGTATTATTACAAACAATGAGCTTAAGAACTCAGCCAATTATTAGTAGTGTAATAAAACGCACAACACAAGCAATGGCAGATTATAGTTTTGGTTCAAATCACACTGGTAACCAAACAATATGGATTGTTAAGTTTGCAACTGAGTACAAAGGTGCCTGGGCTAACAATGCAGACCCACTGTATCATTTAGTACAGGATTGTCAGGGTGTTTCAATTACAACTGGTATAGACGATACTGCAACATTTGCACTTGATGTATTTGATACAGACTCAACATCAAATGATATGAACCTGTATTTTGTTCGTAACGACGAACTCTAATCATACAATATCTAGTAGTTTAATTATCATTTCAATACCTATAAATAGGTGTATGGGATTGATTCCCATTAGGCAAGCAAATAGGCACACTTTCAAATGTCCCCACGGAGTCGGTCACTAGCCTCCGTTAACAAAAGGCCAAAACAATACTCACACTATTGTAACACTGACTGAGTTAGTGAAGACAAAATAGGAAGAGAAATGTCACAACTGGAAAGAGAAAACCTAGAGGCTCATGTCGATCTTTGCGAAGAGAGGTATAGAGTGTTAGAAGAAAAAGTTAATCGTGTAGGGGATGGTCTTGACCGTCTGACAACTGTCGTCGCCGAAATGCGAGAAGAAAATATTAAGCAACATCAAAGCAGTAATAAAGTAATTATTATGGCTGCTGGTACAGTCATCAGTGGACTATTAGGAACTATTGTAGTCGCCCTAATGGCGTTTTTGTAAAACTCCTTGTAATTTGTCATAAAGATAAATATATGCAAGGAGTTTTTTTCTATGCATTTAACCGAATTATGTGAAAACACAAGCGTATCTACAGTATTAGAGGCAAAACTAGTATGGGCTCGAGCTGGAAAGAGCTTGACACGTAAATATCGCTGTACAGTTGGTAAGCGTAAAGGCAGAGTTGTTGCTAACCCAACACAGTGTAATGCTCCAATAGATTTAAAAAAGCGTTTTACGCTAAGACGAACAAAAGCAATGAAAGGTGCCCGTATGGCACGTAAGGCAAAGAGAACTAAGAAGTTTAACCCAGCCAGTAGAATGGTAGCAAAGTTGAATAAGAGATGAAAATATTTGAAGGTATGGAAGAATACGGACACCAGATGCATTTAGCTATAAAAGCGATGTTGAAAGATGTGTTAGTAATGGATATAAGTGACGATGAAGCTCGTACACTTACTGATAAACTTGGACTTAGTGATGTGTTGGAATTAGACACAGCACTGGATGATCAAAATGAAGAAGCAATTCGCGACATCATAAGTAAACATATGAGCTTGGAAGAATACAGCTTGCCAGGACGTAGTGGACTGAAAAGTGCTGCAACAACCAGACCTACAACACAAAAAACTGGCGGTACAACAAAAACAACATCAATGACAAAACCAGTAGCAGGCGGAAACAAAACAGCAACTGGTGGCGCAGACGAAATTGGACAAGACGACAACACAGACGTTGATACGGAAATTGCAGACCGTGAAGCAGAGCTTGCAGATTTAAAAAAGAAGGCAGGCATCAGATGAGAACAGTAACAGTCAGCGGCGGCATTGAAACCTTTGTTACACTACAAGAAGGTGTTTGGTTAGACAAATACACTGACGCCAAAGTGTACAAAGATAATTTAAATGAACGTGAGCGATACATGGCTAAAACGCTGTGTAAAAAAGGCATCCTAAACCTACACGTTAGGGAAGGAAAAACATTTTATACTAGAAATACTAATAGGTTAATATCATGACACTTGACTACAGCAATACAGAAGTAATGGCTGATTTATTACGCCGTTTGGAAAACGCCACCACTAATGGTGCCAAACAAATGATCGCAGAAAGCGACAGTTGTAATGAAACATATTTGGCTCTCAATACACACCGAACACAAACTGGTGTGCGTATGGGTAATTATGATATTGTTGTTGAAAAGGTCGATATAGATGGCCTAAATAAGAATTACTACACTATTGTTGATACAGAATACGACGAAGTACTTTATAAAGATTTAAGTTTATTTGAAAGTGCATTAAGTATTACAAAAAGATTAGTGTTTAACAGACGAACTATTGATTGTAATAATATACAATCACTGGATGCAAACTACGATAGTTATGTCCGGGAGGCTTATTATTATAAGCAAAAATTAAAACATGTTAACGAAGACTATTCAAGACTTGACGTGTTTGAAGCCAAGTACAGCAATGTATTGGGTAAATTAAAAAATACTAAAGAGAAAATTCTAGAAACTCTATAAATACAGTAAACTAAACGGAGATCGAACAATGTTTTTACAAGATTTTGAAACAACACAGTCAAAATTCGAAAAAATGCAAAGGTACTTGAAAGAGAACCATGGCTACGAACTTGACATGAGTGCAATGGATGTAACAAAAGTTGCAGACATTATTACTAGCACAACAAATAAAATGAAAGTAACTGAGGACTCAACAGAGTACACAAGGTTACATATGATTGCTGAAAGCCTTAAATTATGGACACCAGCACCAATCCAAAGTGAATTAACAGAATATGTTAGTGAAGCTGTGGATGACGAAGCAGTTGAAGGTGCAAAGGTTATTTTAGCCGCACAAGAAATGAATGACGAACTACAGAAAATGGTAGAGCGTGTTGCAGAGATGCAAGTGCAAGACCTTATTCCACTAGTGGACGCTATGAAAGCAGAACTAGGTATGGAACAAGCGGAAGCATTCAACAATGCAGCTGATACAGCATTGGGTGGATTATTAGACACAGTTAAAAGTACAAAAGAAGCAGTTGAAAATGCTATCTTGGGTGCTCAAGGTCAAGCACCAGCAGTTGACATGGAAATGCCAGCCGCTGATATTGGTGTTGATGATGTTGACATGACTGGTATGGATGCAGATGCACCAGACGATGATGCATTTGGCGGTGACGATGCTTCTGCAGATGCAGATGGCGAGCCAGAAGGACGTGAACTAAAAGCTGAATCAGCAGATGTATTTGATACAATGTTGGAAGAATTACAGTCTAAAGTAAACGAAAATGGCGAAGTTAGCCGTGCTGATCTCGAAGGCGCACTAGCACAGTTTAGAGCAAAGTAATATGAGATTTAAGCAGTTAGTAGAAAGTAATTATGAAGGTGAGTTAGAAGATGCGATAGTAACGCTTCTAACAGCTATTGGTGCGGAAGGGCTGAATACAGTTGATACTGATCAACTTATACTCGATCTCCAAAACCAAGGATTCAGTATTAACAAGAATAGCCTTTTCTCAACACTAAACGGCTTGCCGATAGTTGCTAACGCTAACAGCGAAACAATTCAAATTCGCGGCGCAGATATGACCCGTGCCGCGGATTTAAAAACACGAACAAGAGAAAAAAGTAAAGTTACTAAAGATGCGCAAAAGCAGGCTAAAAAGGATCTAGGATTATGACATATCAATTAAACAAAACACAGGCCCGTAGCCATGCTAGAAGTCAATTAAATATTTTTGATGAAGTAAACACAATTATGCGCAAAGTTATTGTTGCCAGTGATGCTGGTGACTATAGTGTAACTGTAGATGATGGTACTACTATGACAGAGAGTACACCAACAAGTACAATTACTGGAACACAAAGTAATCCAACAATTACAGGCACACCAACACTAATAATTGCTGGAGTTACAATCACATTAGGTACAAGTGGAACTAATTTAAATGCAGTAGTAGCCGACATTAATGATGCTGGTGTAACAGGACTAGTGGCCAGTAAAGACGCTGGCAATAACTTAGTTTTATCTTATACACACCCACAACAAGCTAGCTGGAGTGTAGCAATTGGTAGTGGAACTGCAAACGCAGACCTGGGGCTAAGTGCAAGCACAATAACTCCAACCGCACCTGCCAGTGTAACTTACAACAGTGTACATACTGGTGCAGTTACCAATCGTAAGAGTGATGATGAGATGACACAGGTTAGACTATACTTTACTAACTTGGGATACAACATACAACAACAAACAAACACTACTACTGGAACTACCTTTAAGTGGATACTTTATTGGTAACTAATAGTACTTTGTGATTGACACACAATAATTTATCTGTTATTATAGTTCTATGTTAACAATAAATGAAAAATACCCGTATAAAGAACTCAAGCGTACAGAAGTAGACGGTAAACGTCTATATCAGAATCCCTATGGCGATCCTGTACCCAGTGTAACAACAATCCTAAGTGCCACACAGCCAGCTGAAAAGCGACAAGCATTAGCCAATTGGCGCAAACGTGTGGGCAAGGACGAAGCACAGCGTGTTACGACCACTGCCGCTAATCGTGGAACAGTTATGCACAATATATTAGAACATTGGGCATTGGGAGAATACGAAACTTATAATCCTGGCAACAACATGGTACATCAACAAGCCAAAGCAATGGCACAAGTTGTTGTGGACAATATTGAAAATGATGTTGAGGAAATATGGGGTACAGAAGTAAACTTGTGTGCCGCTAATTTGTATGCTGGTACAACTGACTTGGTTGGCATATACAAAGGCAAACCAACTATCATGGACTTTAAACAAACCAACAAGCCCAAGAAGCGTGAATGGATTGAAGATTATTTCCTACAAGGCGCCGCATACGGCATTGCACACAACGAGATGTTTGATTCAAAGATTCAAAACATTGCAATTTTTATGTGTAGTGGCGATTGTGAGTGGCAGTTGTTTGAAGTAGCAGACGAAGAGTTCAAACATTATGAAACATTGTGGGCAAAAAGATTAGAACAATTTTATAATCTTTAAGACGCATAAATATGTTTAGTGGAGAAAAAATATGGCAGATACAAGAATCAGTAAAATTCAAATTAGACGAGGTGATATTGCAGACCTCCCAATCTTAGCCCCTGGCGAGTTTGGTTATGCAACAGATACACAACGACTATTTTTAGGAAATGAAGAATACACAGTTGGAACAGGAAATGCGGCACAGACGGTATTTCAAGTACCCACAGGTGTTGACTATCCTTTAACAAGCAGTAATATTACAAATCCTGCTTTGTATTTGGATAATACACTGATTAATGCGGCATCTTATACAGTTGCAGGCACTACTATTACCTTTAGCTCTCCACCAGCCGCTGGCACAATTACGATGAAGTTCAATAGCGAACTTGCCACTGTTAACGATACAGTGCGTCCAGGAAACCTACAGTTAGCTGCTAGCGCAAGTGCTGGTACTGCAACTGGGTTTGGTTTTGATACATCAATTTACGACACAGCTTTTATCGACTACAGTATTAAACTGTCAGGCGGCACAGGCTATCGCATTGGTCAACTAAGATTATTGATTGACAGCAGTGCAGGAACAGTGTATATTGATGATCAATACAACACGTTAACAGCAAACGTAGATGTAACATTTGCTGGAAACATCAATGGTAGTGATTTCTCACTAACATATACCAATAACGAGACCTCAACAGCAACCCTTTATTATACATTCAAATTGTGGAAAATGTAAATCAGCTTAGAACCATGTGGTTTGAATCTCCTCAGAAGCGGCTAGCCTCTTGGAGAGACTTTAGAAAAGGACTGGACGTTAACGACTTATTAAACACATGTCGTAATGTTTGTGAGTGGTGGAGATATGCTCCACTGAGTAATATTAGTTTGGATCCTTACGAAATTCAGACTTGGCCAAGCGTGTGGGAAATGCTACACCGCGGCAACTATTGTAAATTTAGTACTGCAATTGGCATGGCATACACACTTTTTTATATAGACGAAAATATAGAAAATCGTATAATAAGAGTGTATGATCAAGCAAATTCAGATATATATATGACAGCATTGATTGATGGCCGTTGGTTACTAAACTACAACCTTACTGAGGTTGCTGAATGGTCGTCTGTAAAAGATACTCTTGAAGTGCAAGAAAGTTTTTTATGTACAGACGTAGTTGAAGTAACAAAACACAATCTATCAGCATAAGATAAGAGGAAAGCGAAATATGAGCGACATACAAGTAATTAAAAGAGACGGCGATCGAGAAGATTTAGATATAGACAAACTACACAAAGTAGTGTTCCATGCATGTGAAGGCATCAGCGGCGTAAGTCCAAGCCAAGTAGAAATTAAAAGTCACATACAATTTTATAATGGTATCACTAGTGAAGATATTCAAGAAACTTTGATAAAAAGTGCCGCTGATTTAATTAGTGAAGAAACGCCAAACTATCAATGGGTAGCAGGTAGACTTATAAATTACCACTTGCGTAAAATGGTATACAATAATTATGAGCCTTGGCACATCAGTCGCTTGATCCAAGTAAACACTGAGCGTGGCTTTTATGATCCAGAATTAGGATCAAGCTATACTGAAGCTGAGTGGGATCAATTAAACAACTATATTAAGCACGAACGTGACAACAGCATTGCGTATGTTGGCATGGAACAGTTTCGTGGAAAGTATTTGGTACAAAATCGTGCCAGTGGTGAGATATTTGAAACACCACAAATGGCATACATGTTGATTGCCGCTACATTGTTTAGCGACTATCCGCACGAAACACGTATGCGTTGGGTTAAAGATTATTATGATGCTGTGAGTACATTTGAGATTAGTTTGCCCACACCAGTAATGGCGGGTGTACGTACACCACAAAGGCAATTTAGTAGTTGTGTGCTTATTGAAACTGGCGACAGTTTAGATAGTATTAATGCAACGTCAAGTGCAGTTGTAAAGTATGTAAGTCAAAAAGCAGGCATTGGTATTGGTGCAGGTAGCATTAGAGCTATCGGTAGCCCTATACGCAAAGGAGACGCAACACACACGGGCGTTATACCTTTCTACAAAATGTTCCAAGCGGCTGTAAAATCATGTAGCCAAGGTGGTGTTCGTGGTGGAGCGGCAACATTATATTATCCAATCTGGCACTTAGAAGTAGAAGATATGTTGGTGCTTAAAAACAACAAAGGCACTGAAGACAATCGTGTACGTCATTTAGACTATGGTGTACAATTTAATAAACTTATGTATGAGCGTTTGCTTACTGGCGGAGACATTACATTGTTCAGCCCAAGCGATGTTCCTGGTTTATACGAAGCATTTTTCCAAGATCAAGACGAATTTAAACGTTTATACGAAACAGCAGAGCGCAATACACGATTACGTAAAAAGAGTATAAAAGCAATTGACTTGTTTAGTCAGTTTATTGAAGAGCGCAAGAACACTGGTCGTGTATACTTAATGAATGTTGACCATGCAAATGATCATGGTGCATTTGATAAAATGGTTGCACCAATACACCAGAGTAATTTATGTAGTGAAATTGATCTACCCACTAAGCCACTTAACCATCAATTTGATGAAGAAGGTGAAATTAGTCTTTGTACACTGAGTGCTGTAAATTGGGGTGTAATGCGTGGCGTTGACGACTTTAAGAGTGCGTGTGAACTGGCAGTACGTGGACTTGATGCACTATTAGATTATCAAAAGTATCCAGTATTAGCCGCAGAACTAAGCACAATGAAGCGCCGACCAATTGGCATTGGGATTATTAACTTTGCATATTGGCTTGCTAAAAATGATACAACGTATCAGAATCCTAACCTAGAACTTGTGGATGAGTGGGCAGAAGCATGGAGTTACTACCTAATTAAAGCAAGTGCAGATTTAGCGGCAGAACGTGGAGCATGCCCAGGCACACCAGAAACATTGTATGGCAAAGGTATTACCCCTAACCAAACATACAAAAAAGATGTTGACGAATTGGTTCCACACGTTGAACGTATGGATTGGACAGGATTGCGTGAACAACTTAAAGAAACGGGTATCCGTAATTCAACACTAATGGCACTGATGCCGGCAGAGACATCAGCGCAAATTTCAAACAGTACAAATGGCATTGAACCGCCACGTAGTTTTGTAAGTGTTAAACAATCCAAGCATGGCGTATTAAAACAAGTTGTGCCGGGTATCCACAAACTAAAAAGCAAATATGACCTACTGTGGGATCAAAAGTCTCCAGAAGGTTACTTAAAAATTATGGCAGTGTTACAAAAGTATATCGATCAAGGTATCAGCGTTAACACTACTTACAACCCAACATTCTTTGAAGATGAAAAGATCCCAATGAGTGTTATGCTACAGCACCTTATTATGTTCTACAAATATGGCGGCAAGCAATTATACTACTTTAATACATTCGATGGCCAAGGCGAGCTTGACATCAACGCAGAAGACAATGAACTAGCGCCGGGTCAAATGGATGATGACGACTGTGACGCATGTGTAATATAGGGAAGAGTGAACAATGAGTGTTTTTAACAGCAAAAAAGAAGGCAACCACACGGAAGCATTAGCCTTTCTGGATCCAGAAGGCGGAGTAGCAGTACAACGTTATGATACGCTAAAGTATCGTAAGTTTGATCAGTTAACTGACAAGCAGTTGGGATTCTTTTGGCGTCCTGAAGAAGTTGATGTGTATAAAGATGGAAAAGACTTCAAAGACTTAAATGAGCATGAACGTCACATCTTTACATCAAACCTAAAGCGTCAGATCCTATTGGATAGTGTACAGGGTCGTGCGCCTGCTGAAGCATTTGGTAGTCTTGTAAGTATTCCTGAATTGGAAAACTGGGTAATCACATGGACATTTAGTGAAACAATTCACTCACGCAGTTATACACACATTATTCGTAACATCTATAATGACCCAACTAAAATCTTTGATGAGCTTATGGACATTCCAGAGATTGTGGATTGTGCTGATGACATTTCAAAGTATTATGATGACCTGATTGAACAAGCTGGTTACTATAATTTACTAGGAGTAGGCAAACACACAGTTAATGGAAAAGAACGAGTCGTTAGCAAATACGAACTCAAGAAAGCATTGTATAAAACTATTATGAGTGTAAACATTCTGGAGGGCGTTCGCTTTTATGTATCGTTTGCATGTAGTTGGGCGTTTGCTGAACTTAAAAAGATGGAAGGCAATGCTAAGATTATTAAACTAATCTGTCGTGACGAAAACTTGCATTTGGCAAGTACACAATATTTGTTAAAAATCTTACCAAAAGATGATCCAGACTATATTAAAATTGCCAAAGAGTGCGAAGCTGAAATGGTACAAATGTTTGTTGATGCTGTTGACCAAGAAAAAGCATGGGCAAAGTATCTGTTTAAAGACGGTAGCATGATTGGTCTTAACGAGCAACTGCTGAGTGAGTTTGTGGAATGGATTGCAAACAAACGTATGACAGCGGTTGGATTGCCAAGCCCATACAAAACTCCACAAGCAAGTCCGCTACCATGGACACAAAAATGGATCAGTGGAGCAGACGTACAAGTAGCACCACAAGAAACAGAAATTAGTAGTTATGTAATTGGTGGAGTTAACAAGGACGTTAGCGAAGATACCTTTAAAGGGATGAGCTTATGAGCGAAATTACCGTATACAGTAAGCCAAATTGTCCTTACTGTGTCAAGGCAAAAAGATTACTTACTCAGATGAAATTACCTTTCACTGAGTGGGTAGTTGGTGTAGATGCAACACGTGAGCAACTTTTAGAAGCTGCTCCAAATGCAAGGACTGTACCTCAAATTATAATTGATGGTAAGGTAATAGGTGGTTATGATCAATTAACAACATATATTGAGGCCACAGGATTTAACGGAACAGGATATACTTTATGATTATTGATATTAATAAAAAGGGCGATGTTATTGCCCTTAAACTTACCAGCGGAGAAGAGATTATTGGTGTGTGGCAAGAACACAACAACGGTCAAATCCGTATGCGTAAACCACTTGCAATGGTGATGACAGAAAAAGGACCAGCAATGGCTCCATATTTTGCAACAGCAGATGTTATGACTGACACACCAGAGATTTTGTTCAACGAAAACTTAGTTGTAGCACAAGCTAAAGCACACAAGCCATTTAAAGATGCGTATATGCAAGCAACCACAGGTATTGATACCAGTGCTGAGGGATCTAAACTTATCTTCTGATAAATACCATTAGATAGGAAAAAGTTATGCCAGCAGTTCATAGAGATACAGACGCAAGAGCATGCGGAGCGCAAACAAACGCCGCTTGTGAACGTGTTTATACAAATAATTTAATAACATCAGTTGATGGTAACCCCAATAGTCATGGAGGCGGTAATTTAAATGCCGCTAATCCTAATGTATATATTGGCGGCATACTTACTGTTATTGTGGGCAACAGTGCAGGTGCAGACAGTTTATGCCCTATTCCAGGAGGAAGTCATTGTAACCCAAGTGCTACATCTGGTAGTAACAATGTGTTTATTGGAGGGTAACAATGGCGTCAACAGATTTTCCAAATGGTTTAGCAAGTGTTAACGAGTACTTAGATACTCGACATCACACAAATACTGACATCCAAGGTCAAATAGGCGACAATGCAAAAGTTGTTGTAAAAAGTGAATATGATTTTTCATTACGTGAAATCATATGTAATTTGTTGGCCGGACGTGGTATTAAATTGCCAAACATACAAGTATGCCTGAGCGTAAACCTTAAAGCAATTTTAGGTGTACCAGGTATACAGGCGGAACTTTTGGATGCCCTAAACGAACTTGACAGTGAATTTGACAAGTTTATGACACACACTGGTATTGAAGAAACACTGGGCCGTGTTAACAGCGCACTGGCTGAAGTAACACAGATAGCAAATATGATTAATTTCTGTGCTACACCGATTGAACCAATAGCAATTCCAAACATACTTGAACAAACTATGGACAGTTTCCTAGGTGCTGGTAAAGACATTATCAATGCCATTGGCAATATGGTACCAGATCAAGTGGGAGGTTGCCTTGGATTTAATGGACAGGAATTCAACTTAAATTTATTTAATGGCGGTATACTTGGTGATATAACCAGTCAGTGGGACAATATTAAAAGTGGGCAGCTAACACAAAACCAACTTAATGGTTTAGTAGCAAGTATTAATAGTGTAAAAGACGACCTAAAGTCACTAATGGATCGTGAAAACAGTGTCGTGGGTACTGAAGGTGAACTTGGCGGCAGTATGTTTAGTAATGATGTCAGCACAACTACAAACACTGAAATGGGCCTAATGCACAATGCAGATGCGGCAGGAATACAAGGCAACACACGATTAGCAAGTCAATTAAAAGCACAATATGACAGATTGGCTGGATATCCGGTAGTTGATAAAAATGGTAAAGTATACAAAAATATATTTGAATTAATACTTGAGCCTGGTTTACTGGCACTGTTGGATAGTTTACAAGATCCAAGTCCAGAAATTAGCGAAAGACAACCAGTGTTTAGTTACTGTGGTGAGATTGTGGGATACACAGCATCAGTAACACAAGACGATCCAGATAATAGTAGCGGATATGTTCCAGCAACAACTACTCCAGAAGGTGAAAGTGTAGACATTACATCATACCCAGGTTACAATGCTGGAGGTATTGACACCACTGGTAGTAATGGTTCTGGAGCAGGTGGATCAAGCACTACAATTATTAATAGTACAACTGTATCTGGCGGCACAGTAAAAATTGTGGGCAGCCTTAGCGCACAATTAGCTCTTGCAAGCTCACTTAGTGAAGGTGACATTGTTGTACGTAGTGATATTAACGTTGCATATTCTCGTAACAGTAATGCTGTCACTAATACTATTACAGATTACACAGCAATGGCAACTCCAGTGGGTAATTACTTACAGGATTTGGATGCTAATGCTGGAAGTGGTATTGTTGTTAAAGATGGCTTACTAAGCCAGACACGTAAACTAACAACAACATCAAATCAATTACAAATTTTAAATGACACTGGACAGGGCGGTGATATTAATATTAGTATTAGTGAAAATCCAGTAATACCTGGTACAGCAGCAATTCAAGTACCACGTGGCACAACAGCACAACGACCAAACACTGAGCCAGGTGAATTTAGATACAACACAACTAATGATGTATATGAAGGATACTTTGGAGGATCAAGTGCAGGTTGGAGAGCATTTAACACTGGAGGATCAAGTGTAAACAACGCCAGTAACATAGGTGGCGGTGTTGGAATATTCCTACAAAATAATGTTGGAAACCTAGAGTTTAAAACACTATTGCAATCTGCCAGTATACAACTTACTGATAATGGTAATGCTATTACTATCAGTGAGAATATTACTGCAAGTAATGTGGGTACTGGACAATCTACATTCAAGCAACGTAACGGTAACGATTTTGAGTTTAAACGCATTGATGCAAACAACAACATCAGTGTAAGTACAGTGGGCGATACAATCACCATTAGTGGTGATCAAAACGTCAAATATACAACTACATCCACAAGCACAAGCGCACAAACAGAAGTATTGTTCAGTGGCGCACGTCTAGGACCACCAGCTGATACCAGTTGGTTCTTTACAATTACAGCTATTGGTAAAGTTATAGGCGGTGTTGGAAGCATGGCTATTAAGCGTGAAGGTGTGGTTGATAACAGTAGTGGTGCAATTTCTATAGTAAGTGATGACAGCGCCAGTACAAAATACAACAACAATGTTGGTAGTGCATGGGATCTAATAATAGACGATTCCAGCAATGATTTCCGTATGTATGTGGTTGGCGCTAACGCAACCAATATTAACTGGACAGTGAAAGTAGAATTAATTGCTGCTTCATAACTTTTTACAAAAAAACCATTAAATTTTACTTGACAACCAAGCCTTTTTACCGTATTATAATAGTATTGTGTAGGCAATGGTGCCTGTACGGAGACAACAATAACACACCAATTACTGGTTAGAGGTTAATAATATGAGAAGCGCATTATGCGAAGATGGCAAGCGTAGGATGATCGCTAAGGTAGAAGTACCTGTAGATGGCACACAAATTGCTGTGTATGCTATTGGACATCCTAGCTTTCAAGAATATGCCAACCCAATGCATGGGATTGAAAAATTAAACAAACGACAGATATATCAACTGGCGAAAGATACAATTAGAGAGTACGGAATAACTGTACCATATAATATTGTAGATCAACGTTGGAAAACACAGCATGTGGACAAGGTAAAGAGCTTTGTGGTGCAAATGTTTCCAGAATGTGACTAAAAAGTATAACTTTTTACTTGACAAGTAAGACGTTTTACTATATAGTATAAGTATGATAAAAACAATGATAGACATAATAATTGGGTTCTTAACAGGTTGGCTGCTTGGTGTAGTCATAGGAACACTTTTATTAATGTTACTACTAACAATACTATAAAGAGGCAGTAAAATGAAGTATCGAGCAATAGCAATGAATATCCTTAGTGGTGTAATGAACTTTTCAATCGTTACTGCAATTACATTTAGCAGTATTACGTATGCCCAAGCACAGGATCAAGAGTTAAAAATACTGGACGAGCTTAATCAACAACAGCATATTTGTTTAGCAATGAATATCTATTACGAAGCACGTGGCAGTAGCATGGCAGACCAAGTGGCAACTGCTGATGTTGTGTTGAATCGTGTTATAGATTCACGTTATCCAGACACAATTTGTAAAGTTGTAAAGCAATCAGTAAATGATGCCAATGGCAACCCCATTCGTAATAAATGTCAGTTTAGTTGGTGGTGTGATGGTAAAGCGGACAATCCACAGGATACTGATCGTTGGGTAAGTGCGCAGATGTTAGCGTACTATATTGTAGAAGAAGGCAAGTTTCGTGGCATTACAGAAGGTGCAACACACTATCATGCCACATATGTTAACCCACGTTGGGCTAAAGACTTACATTTAGTAGGCCGTGTTGGTGCTCATATCTTTTATCGTTGGGATTAATACCACACCAAAAGCATAAATACACTAAACAATAGGAATTTAGTGTAATGCTTATAGAAGAAATAACACAAGAAGATAACTTTGCAGAAGGCGTCAATGACCCTGCTATTTTTAAAGCAATTTTCTTGTCTGGAGGCCCAGGCAGCGGCAAGAGCTTTGTCGCTAAAAAATTATTAACTGGCCTTGGAATGAAAACAATTAATAGTGATGATATATACGAATACCTTGCAAAAAAGCAGGATCTTGATTTGCGAAATCCTGATGCTATTGCTAGTCCACAAGGACAAGAAATTCGTAATCGTGCAAAACAGCTTACTAAGAATAAAGAAACATCACACTTGGATGGCAGACTTGGTATTATTATTGATGGCACAGGTAAAGATGTTGAAAAAGTTGCCAAACACAGTGCCGCACTAAAATCCTTAGGATATGAACCAATGATGCTTTTTGTTAATACAAGTGAAGAAGTGTCACAACAACGTAACCAAGATCGTCCAAGAGTACTTAAACGTGATGTGGTTAGTAGTATGTGGAAACAAGTACAATCAAATATTATGAAATTTCAACAAATATTTGGTGCTAAAGATTTCCACGTTGTAGACAACAGTGGCGGACTAGAAGATCCAACACGTGCAGAAAATTTTAAACAGGTAGAAAAATCCATCAGAGCATTTGTTACTGCTCCTGTGCGCAACAGAGTTGCTAGAAAATGGATACAGGATAATTCATAATGGCAATACACACAGCAGAAACAATTCAAGAATGGATAGACGGGTATACGTTTGTGGATAACCAGACAACAAGTCAAGATATATTAAAACAAGTGTTAGGTAATCTTCCAGATCATGGGTTCACATATGGACCAACTGAATCTGGTGGATACGAATTAGCTATCAATGGCGATAGCATTAATGATACCTTTACAGTAAAATCATAACAAAGGTATCAGTATAATGTATGAGTATAAATGTAAATTAGAACGAGTAATTGATGGAAATACTATTGAAGCAGAAATAGATTTAGGCTTTAATGTGCTAGTACGCCAAAGAGTTCGTTTGTATGGAATAGAAACAGCATCACTTCAAACACCTGATGTTGAGATTAAAGAAAAAGGGCTAGCTGCTAAAGCACGTCTAATAGAGTTATTGCCTAAAGAATTTGTTGTAAAAACAGTTCTAAACAAACGTGGCAAATTTGGACGTACATTGGGATATGTGTATATCGACGATGAAGATGGACGAAAATGTATCAATGACATTTTGGTTGAAGAAGGCATTGCCCAAAAGTATGAGTTAAACAAGGAATAATATGAAAGTATTTGGTTATTGGACATTATTAATCGCTCTTGCAATCAGTGGAGTAGCGGCGTATTATAGTATTATAGGACTGACTGCTATTTTTGCAGCGGCCGTTATACCTATTGTTATTATGGGTAGTGCATTAGAAGTTGCCAAAGTGACCACGGCAGTGTGGTTACACAGATATTGGCATGTTGCACCATTTTTAATGAAGTTTTATTTGACAATTGCCACAGTAGTACTGATGTTTATCACCAGTATGGGTATCTTTGGTTTCCTATCAAAAGCACATATTGAACAAACAAGTATGGCAACAGAAGGTGTTGCACAAATTGAACGTATAGCAACTGAAATTGGTAGAAATGAAGGCATCATAACTCGAGCTGAACAAAAGATTGTCAAAGCAGAAGCCAGTACTGGCAACTTAAACACTGACATTCAAGCACAGATTGACAAAGAACAAGGGCGTATTGACAGTGCATATAGTCGTGTACAGCCTGCTATTGATGAACAAAATGCTATTATACAAACACAATTAGGTATACTGGAAGATAGAGTTGCAGTGTATACTGATGAGATTAGTAGTTTGGATGAAGAATTACAGCGTTTAAATAGTTTAGTATCTGAATTTAGATCTGAGCTTAGTGGTACAACTGTAGCAAGTATTGAAGAACAAGTACAGCCATACAAAGATCAAATTGCACAATTGGATGCAGATCTAGATAGAATAAACACACAAGCAAACCAATACGAGACACGTATTAGTGATGTGGACATTGATAACAGTGCGTTAGATGCTCTAGAAGCACAGATAACAGCGGTGGAAGATAATATTGTTAAAGTTACTAACCAATTACAAAGTACTGAGCGTGGACAGATTCAAGCAGGCCAGGCCGTTATTGGTGTAACCAGTGATGGATTATTTGGCGGTAATACTCAACGTGCATTGAATAAATGGGTAGATGCACAGCAAACACGTATTACACAGTTACAATCACAAACAGTAGAATTACGCACACAAGCACAGGCAACACTGGATACTGAGCGCACACGTTTAACAGACTTGGTTAAAGACTTGCGTGGCCCACAAACAATTGCAATACAAAACCGTAAGCAAGGATTATTAGAAGCTATTGACAGTGTACGTGCAGGTGCAATTGATAATGCTAAAACTGCAAAGTCAGATATACAAGTTAAAATTAACGCAGTGCTTGACACTGATATACCTGCAAACAGAGCATCCAGACAAACAGCACAAGATAACATAACTGCATTACGCCAAGCAGACGACACACGTATCATTGCTGCACGTGACAGCATCAAGCAGTTACGTACTAGTGCAGATGGACAAATAGCTGCAAGTAATGACTTGATACAGCGTCTTAGAGAGCGAATCCGTGTTGACGGCGGTGCTGACATAGATGCTATAATAGACGAACAGCAAAATAAAATACGAGAAGCAAATAATACTATTGACAATCTCACAGAAGAAAAGTATACTTTAGAAGCTGAGAATAGAAAACTTGAAGCAGAAGTAGGACCAGTTAAATATATTGCAGAGATGGTGTACGGTGATCAAACTGATACCAATATACTAGAACAGGCAGTACGTTGGGTTATACTTCTTTTAGTTGCAGTGTTTGATCCTTTAGCAATTGTACTTGTACTAGCTGGCGTAATGACAATACATAAGTTTGGCAGAAAGAGATTAGAGGAGCAAGATCGTAATGAACTTGAAAATGAAACAACTAATAGATCTACAAGTAGCAGTATACAAAATGACAATGTGGAATCTGATGAACGAGATAGAGAAGCCGATGATGAGGAAAGTCTATCAGGACGGAGCGATGTGGAACCTGCAGAAGAACAAGTTCCTGACAGTAGCGAAACCCAAGAAGGAACTACTG